CACGCGCGAAGACACACAGGGCTAACCATCCTTGGATTCGGAACCTGACACGTACAAGAACGTAAGTCGAGTCACTCAATTATTCTCTAGAATTGAAGAAATACCTAGGGAATAAGTAGAAGTGATGAGCAACTTGACGTAGTCATACTTGCCGAAATATCTGTTTTTCAACACAAACAAAGGTCCAGGTGATCTTTTGCGGATATATACAAATATGAACAATCATGGTTAGGCCCCATAGAGTGAAAAGACGCTCTATGTTCTCCAGTGTCCCTGGTAAGGGAAATGGGGATACCTGTGCATGAAATTATCCAACTTAATATAAGTGCATAGATCAACCGTACTTGGTTTCAAAGGAGTAGGGGTGAAGCCCATAGCCTTTGGTAACGAAAAATCAGTGTTTTGATAAGTACACAAAACATTGCGGGGACTCAGGATAGCAGCCTTGGTCTCTGTTCCTCCTTGCTTTCTCTATCTTAAATAAGCTTAAATTAATGAGAGATAGCTTGGAAGAAGCGCGTTTGCTAGTATTAACGCTCCGGTGCCCAACCTGGTGGGATTTTTTATCAAAAATCCATGCCCAGGTGGCCGGTAAACTACTTTTTTCGCTGTCACAAGGTTACAATACAGTGGGAAAGGTGGAAGAGTTAAAGAGAACGGTCTCTTTGTCATGGGTCTATAACCTTGACGGTCACTCTTATTATGAGAAAAACCGTTCACAGTACCAGTTGTTATACCAAAAATTTATAGTAAACAACGATCGTGCACTTGCTGAGAAGAAGTTAATTAAGAAGATTCGAGCCGATTATTTGAAACTTATTGATTCGGCCGTTTCAGCGGGTGGTACTGCGTGTAATAGTGTGAAATGCTTGATAGCTCATTTGATGAGGAAAGGAAAAGAGGTCAATCCTTTTTTTCAGGACAATCTTTCTTCAGAGAATTGGGCTGCATCGCTTGGTATGTTTGAGATTAAATACTCACTGTTGTGGTATTTTGGTCTCGCTAATAAATGGACGAAATATCATTTTCCGTCTATTTTTAGCCGTGGAACTGGCCAAGAGGTGCCACCGTCTTTCATGAATGAGAAGCCTGGTCACTTTTTGAGTGGAGTGGGTTATTGTTTTGTAAGATGGTGTATCAAGAATGGTCTGGAATATGTCCTTCCATGGCTTAAGGCCAAGAAGGGTATGCCGGCAGTCCATCCTTGTTTACTTCACTCTGGTACTGTTGATCTTTATCAAACCTTGGGTAAAGAACACAAATTGAAATTGAACCAATATCAAACTTGCATTCCTCTTTTGCGAAACCCGGATGACTTTATCAATCTGGAGTACCGTGATCGTTTGTTTGTACTATCAAGAGAGGTCGACAGGACAGCTAGAGAACTATTTAGGGGTAAGGTTTGTGATATACGTACTCTCCTTCCATCTGTTTCCGCCCATTTCGAATCAGGACGAAAAAGTGGTGGGGCCATGGGAGTTGTGGGTGATATATTTACAGCCGTTGCTCGTGAGAATGTCGAGAAGAAGGTTCGTGCAAGGTGTGAGATATCAAGTTATGATGCCAAAGGGGATGAAGCTCCAAGTCGTGTTCGACCTGTGCCTGAGTTTATTCAACTCAAATATTCGAGGATTAAGGCATGTGGTTGTTGGTGTCATAGTACTTTACTTGATTTTCATTGTGATTGTACCGGATACAGCAAGGATCTGCCATATTTTGGTCGGTCGTCCGGTCGTTTCCAGAAATGTTCACATTTCCGGAACTACGTTGAACAATCACAATTTGAATTTATCTCACAAGACAGCAGTTGGGTTCGTGCTGCTGTCTCTGATATGGTGAATAGGTGCATTCACTTATTTAATAATTGTAATTATGATGGGGATGAGGAATCTGAGAGGGAGAGAGATACTGTTGTGGTATGTGATGATCCGAAAGTCAGTGAGGAGTTGGACACCTCACTGAACCTGTTTGATCATGACAGTCTCAGTAATATGGTGCAACCTGTTGCATTACCTGAACCTGACAAGGTTCGGATGATAACAGCAGGTCCAGCACTGAGATACTGGTTTGCCCGTGGCTTACAGAGAGTTACACACTCTGTACTACGCGAGCATCCCGTGTTTCGGTTGATTGGAGAGCCTTTGACTGAAGAGCACATCAGAAGACTTGGATTCCTGGGTAGTGATGAGGCATATTTGAGTGGTGATTACAAATCAGCCACCGATCTGTTGCATCCTGACCTATCGATATCTGCTGTTGAGGCAATATCGGACTGTCTAGGCCTAGATGCCGGTTTACGTAAGCTCTATAAAGACGCACTAGTAGGTGCTGTAGTGGCAGGAAGTCCCAGCTGTGGGATTCCTGACACACCCCAGGTTTGGGGTCAGCTAATGGGAAGCCCTTTGAGCTTTCCAATACTATGTGTGGTTAATGCAGCTATGAACCGGTTTGCTATGGAACTCTGTCCATCTCTCAGTTTAATGAGGGATGGGATCGATGACATCATTCGTAGTAGTGGTAAGGAGTTGTTGGATAATGGGAGAGTACTGATTCGTTTGGATCGGTTACCTTTACTTATCAACGGCGACGATGTTGCTGCGCGGATATGTGTAGACAGTTATCCTCTTTGGAAACATATTGTTAGCGACGCTGGATTAGTACCCAGTGTCGGGAAGAATTATTTAAGTGAAGATTTTGTTATCATTAATTCCACTTGTTTCGCACCGAGCCCGATTTTGTTTGATCGAGCTGGTGAACTCAGGGAAGTACCTTGTTTGAATCTTGGTCTTCTCTGTCCCCAGCGGGGTGCAAAGTGGGAGTCCGTTAATACGGATTTTGTTAGTCTAGATCCCATGGTATCGGATCTAAGTGCAATAAGCCACACCCTTGTTAAAGGGTTTGATTGGGACGAGAAGGATCGACTGATGTCAACCTTTCTAGGACAAGGATTGGTTAAAGAACTACTAGCTAAAGTTAAGCCAGGAGTTTCCTTATTCGCTTCCAAGTCTCTCGGTGGTATTGGACTATATGCCAGTCGTACTGGTCTTATGACTAAAGAGCAATTGGGGTACTATACCCGGGTTGCTGGAACAAGGGGTGAGATCGCTCCCTTATTTCCTTTGATAACAAATTATGATGCATCACGGAATACCTCGCTAATGAGGTATACGGAATCTGAAGTCGTTTGGGAGGATTGGTTCCAGTCCTCCGAGCCTATGATGAGATCAGGCTTTGGATTGCGTGATTATGATTACTGGAGAGCGATATGGCGCCTCTCGTGTGTGGAGGGTTCCGTTAGTCAGTCGATCGAAGCACTGACAGCTGAGAATCCTGTAACAGGTGAATCTGGTCCTTGGGGCCTTCCTGCTACTTTTGTTCCGGAGATCGTTGATCGTGAACTATTTCGAGTTCACAAGTCTCCTTGGTTAGAAACTTCTCTCACCGGTTTTCCTTGGCGGAAAGCTGGTGTTGAAGTCTCAAACCATGTTGGCCACACATGGAACGTAATCATTAGTTAGAGTGACCTAACTAGCAAGCTAGCTTCTTCCTTAACATTTATATTGGCGAGTGCCTTTGTTCATGATGTTAACTGTTAACTGGTAGTACGTTGTAAGTATTATTGGTTGTTAATATTTGGAGGATATGCATCCTATTAATCGAGTGTATGTTGAAACGCCCAGAATGAATCTGGGGTGGCCTTTGGTATGGCCTGGTTCGAGCTATCGTAACTTCCGAGGAAGTTCCGGCAACCCGTACATGCATATTGGTAATAACGATGTTGTTCTCTAAATAACTTTATAGCAGTTAAAGTAGTTTATGTTCATTGGTGCCGTCCACTATAAGGATGAGCTACCCGTTAGAGTAGCCAGAGGATCTTGGTTTTTTATTAGATCAAGACTCTTTTGGTATCCCTACGTAGTGGG